GCATGGCGGACGGCAGCCGCTGGAAGCGGGACGGATCGATGGACACCCGAGCGGGCATCAGAAGGACCCGAGGGTGGCGCTCTCAACGGCCACCAGAGCGGCCACGGGGACGGGCGGCAGGGAATCGTCCAGGGCGACCGTGACGCGCGTCTGGAAGCCTACGCAGGCCCCTGCGGGGCCGATCGTGGTGGTCTGCCCCATGACGTAGCGGCGGCCGTTACGGCGGGACGTGTCTGTCCCCGCGAAGCAGCACAGCACGCCCTGCTGCACCGCCAGCATGTCCGCGTGATACTGCATGGCCGCCGCGTCCAGTTCGGCCATGCTCGGCGGGCAGCCTTCGTCGGTCGGACCCGGCACACAGCGGAACAGGGTCACGAGCAGTTCCACGGCGGTGACTTGCGGCATGGCGCAATTCTTCAGCGACCGCACCCCGAGGCCGGTTCCGGCAGACGCGGACGGGCCCACCTCACGCGGGAAGGTCTGCGCGTCCGTGGCGAACAGCCGCACCACGTTCACGGTGAGCTGCCCCGGCCACTCACCGGGGCCGACCGAACAGCCACCGTCGCAGCCGTCCGCAGCGGGCGCGGCAGGCACCACACCGACGCGGCACGGGCAGCCGGCCAGGCCGGGCAGGGACAGCGGCAGCGCGTCCACGGCGGTGCAGACACAGTCCAGCAGGTTCTGCGCGGCTTGGTGGATCGACAGCATGGACAGCGTCATCAGAGTCCCGTCCCCGAGTACCAGATACGGGGCGCCTTCGGGGCGTCCGGGGACAGCACCCGCATGGCGCGCGGCAGCCCCGAGGGGTTGACGGCATGAATGAACTGGTCCACCAGCGGCAGCCCGGTACGTCCGTCCGTCAGCACCTGCTGCGCGTCCACGAACTGAAGGTCCACACCCTGCCGGGACAGCCGGGACAGGTTCTTCTGTGCGGTCGCGCCACAGCCGCAGCCCGCACACCCCCGGATGTAGTGGGCGGCCAGCTCGGTCAGCGCGGCGCGGCCCATCGCGGGCAGCGGGATGCCGGTCCGGTAGACCACGGTGAAGGTGTTCGGGTTGCCCGGGACCAGGGACATGTCCTGGCACTCGGGCCAGCAGGTCCCGCCCGCAGCGTCTTCGGCGGTCGCGCTGCTGCGCACCAGGTAGCGTCCGTCCAGAATGCCGTACGTGGCGGGGTCCACGACTTCCCCGTCAATGTCCACCGACACGATGTCGTACACCGGCCCCGGCAGGAAGACTTCGCAGAGCTGGCCGCCGCACTGGCAGTCGCCACGGCACCCGCAGATGGACGCGTTGTACATCAGCCCGTTCCGCATGTACGGGATGAACGGGCCCGTGGACATGACCGGCTGGCCCTGGAACAGGAACGAGCGGAAGCCGTCGAAGCAGCTTTTCAGGCAGGGCCGGACCGTGACGGGACAGGACGGGCCAAAGCGGCTGCCGGTCAGCGTGAACAGCAGCTCGGCCGCAACTTGCCGCCACTTCTCGATCGTCGCCGGATCGGTCCCGTCCGGGATGTTCAGGCAGTCCTGGTCCAGTTCCCACCCGTCCAAGCTGCATAGTCCCGAGGACAGCGGCATGGCGTTCCTTCCTTCGGTGGCGGTGCGGGTTGCAGCAGGTGGTGCAACGGGGTGCGACACCGAAGCGTCGCACCCCGTTGCGGTCAGGTCACGGCGTCGGCGTCGGGACCGTGGCGAAGTCGCAGAGGGGGTCCGGCACGGGCGGCGCGATCGTAGTGATCTGCATCCGGCGGTGACAGGTGTCCCCGAGCGGCGTCAGCATCGGACCGGCCACCGGGGCGGCCGGCGGGACGGACACGTCCACCACGTTGTACGGGCCGACGCCCCACTGTCCCCCGGCCTTCGAGTTGCCCACCAGCTGGAAGGTGACCGCTTCGTTTCCGATGGACAGGTCCGAGATGTACGCGTTACTGATCCACGGCAGCAGCACGTACAGGTACCGCTGCTGGCCCGTCTCGGTGCAGTTCTGGCCCACCAGCTCAGCCCAGAACTCAAGGGCGAAGCCACCCGCGCACTGGATCGCACAGTCATCGAAGCCGACCAGTTCCCCGCCCGCGTCCAGCACCTCGGGCTGGTTGGTGAGCACGGACGTCAGCTGGGGCGAGACCTGGAAGAAGTTGAATTCCAGGTCGTAGCCGAGCAGTGTGGGGCAGCCGCGCTTCACACCGCAGAGGGTGCCATTGGCCGCGCGGTAGATGACGTCATCGGCCACGTCCACGTTCGGGTTCATGGCGACGGACGCCACGCACTCGGACACGAACGCGTTCTCGCCGGGAATCGGAAGCCCGCAGTTATCGACGCGGGTAGCCCGGACAACGTCCAGATTTGCGATCAAGTCACACGAGATGATAGCCTCACAGGTATTCGGACGATGGCCCAACGGCTTCACGCCACGCGGCACCCGGCCTAACACCAGCAGTTACCAGACATGATAACCGTGGGGGGAACCATGCCTAAGCACTACAATCTTGGCCCAGTCAAGCCGGACTGCACCTTCAAAGGGTGTACCAACCCGCAGTACGGAAACGAACTGTGCAACGGGCATAACCAGCAGCGCCGCCGGGGTGCAGAGTTGAAACCACTGCGGGCCAAGGTGATCATGGGTGCCTGTGCCGTGTGCTCGGACGGAACGCGCGGGGCGCTTCGGTCCAGCGGTGAGCCGTTGTGTCGTCGCCACCACAGCATCTGGCAACGCCACGGGGACGCGCGCTACGTGACGCGCAACCAGATACGGCAGCTGGCCACAGATGCCCTGTCATACATGATCGAGAACCGGGACCGGTCCGAGTGCTGGACCGACTGGGAAACGTGGCCCTGCTGGGAAGGTTTGAACGGCTACGGCGGGACGGTCACCGTGGGCTACCCCACCGTAGGCCGCGACAGGTTCATGCACACCGCGCTGGAATTGGACGGGCGCCCGAAGCCACCGGCCCCGAATAACCACGGGCTGCACTCGTGTGCTCAGAAACTGTGCCTGAATCCTGATCATCTGCGGTGGGGTTCCCACCGGGAAAACATGCTGGATCTTCAGGCTGAGCGGGGCTACTGCAAACACTGCGCCCACTGCAACGGCTAGGTACAACGCCAGCGGCTGCGCACCCAGTGTATCCGGGTGCGCAGCCGCTGCTGTGCTACTCGCTGGCGCTGTCCGTGCTGCTCGTGCTGTCCGACGCCGCTGCCACGTCGGGCACGGTCTCGGCCGAGAGTTGTTCGGCCGTCAGCTTGGACGGGGCGGCCTTCCGGGGCCGCCGGGCGGCACGCTTGCGCGGCTTCTTCGCGGCGCCGCTGGTGGCCGTCTGCGGGCCGCTTGCAGCCTTCCGGGCCGTGGGTGCCGTCTCGGTCTTCGGGGCGGCCACAGCGTCCGGCTGCGGCGCCTCGGGGCCACCGTAGCGGTACCCGTCCACGAAGGCGCCTTCCAGCAACTCGGGCGGTACGTCGGGGTACAGGTCCAGCGGGACGTCCGTCCCGGTGCTGCTGGACGTCTGCAACTTCGGCGTCTGCGCCAGGGCCCACCGGGCGAAGGCGCGCCGCTGCTCGTCCGCCGGTTCGATGTGCACTACGCCGCTCATGCTGCCACCGGCCCACAGAAGCAGGGGTCCAGGGACACGCGGACGGCTGCGGCCATGCAGCACGAGACCTCGGCAACGAACGTGGACTCTGCGACCGCGCGCCGGTCGTTGGTCACCGTGTTGACCCCCTGCCACTCAGCGGACAGCGCCAGGCTCGGCACGTCCCGGCGAACCCGCATGGGCGGTGTGACGTACAGCCACGCTTCCCCGGCCGGGGCTGCCGCGCCCGGCGTCTGCGGCGCGGTGTACGGGCCGACGCTGGCCGCGTAGCCAGCACCGAGGACCACCCCGTTGCCGGCAAGCGTGGTCGGGCAGGTCTCGTCCGAGGCGAACGGCACGAGGTAGTTGGTGGACAGCAGCGAGGCCGCACCCACCGGCACGTGAAGCAGTCCGGTCCCGCCGAAGTTCCGGGCCAGCCAGTCTTCCAGCAGCCCGATGGCGCTGACGATGTGGACCGCGCCACCCGCCGGGGTCAGGTCGCTGCCCAGCGCCATCTTCGCCAGGCCGCGCTGCATGAAGAACGCTTCCAGCGTGAACTGCTCGCCCATGCGCAGCTGGTCCAGGGCGCGCGACTGTGCCTCGGGGAAGCTGACGCCGAAGGTGGAACACTCGACACCCGCGTACGCGGTGACCGGTTCGAACGAGCACGCCTCGGGGCGGTCGAACAGCTTCTCGGCCGGGTTGACCCACGGCACCAGGATGTTGTCCGGATCCGGGGCCGGGCAGTCCTGCCACGGGTTGGACTCAGCGCAGGACATGCTGATCATGTCCGTGCCGTTCAACTCGTGCATGTCCGTGGTGGTGACCACGTCCACGCAACCGCCCAGCAGACCGTTGGGCAGCGGATCGGACGTGATCGGCGGAACGAGTGCCCGCAATCCTGCACTGGGCATGGTGGCCCCTTCCTGGTTGGGTGGCGCTGCCAGTCTAGCGGTGCAAAGGGAACGGCCCCCGCCGTCAAGCGGGGGCCGTTCCGAGGCTGCTGACTGACCCTTACGGGACGACGGGGCAGAGTTCCACGGCGTTGCGGCGGCCGACCGAGCCGTCCGGGCAGACGTCCACGGTGACGAGACGCGCGAGGCCGAGACGGTCGATGAGCATGACCGCTTCCTCGCTGAAGATCTTCTCGTCGTTGGTGGCCACGGTCACCGAGTCGATGATGACGCCGAGGTTAACCTCGGGGCCACGACCCAGCTGGAAGTTGCCGGACGGGTAGATCATGAACTCGACCGCGTCCGGCCACGTGGTGGCCAGCGCGGTACCGCCGATGTCCGTGGGGACCGCAGGCGCGAGACCACGGGCCCACTGGACCTGGACGCCGAGCCGGGCGAACGCGGTGGTGAGCCGGGACACGTCAAGGTCTTCGAGCGCCACGCCTTCCTGCCGCGCCAGGTCGGACAGGAACAGGTTGCGGGTCCACCAGGGGAAGACCACTTCGAGCTGTGTCGAGTCGCAGAGGTTGTAGCGCTCGATCATGTCGGCGGCCTGAAGGGCGACCGCTTCGTACACCGCCGAGAATGCGGCGAAGGACGCCCGGACGGTAACCGCGCGCGTCGGGACAGCAGCGATGATCGCGGCACGGGCCGTGTCGTACGCCTCGGTCTTGATCCGGATCTCGTGCGCCACCATGGCGTTGCGCACGTACCAGTCGATCAGCTCGGGGAAGAACCGCTGCGTGAGGATGCCGGCCGAGAGGCAGACGCCCTGCGCCTGCGCGCGGACGTCGATGGGTGCCGGGCACGGGATCTCGAAACACGGCTTCGTGTTGCCCGCGATGTCGTCCTGTTCGGTGTGCACCCACGTGAGCGCCGCGACGTCCAGCGCGGGGGTGCGGAAGAACCGCAGCCCGCCCCGGTTGATCTGGACCTCGGGAAGGTCCCAGAGCATGTCCGGGCACGCGATGTCCGTGATGTCGTAGACGGTCTCGGACGGGGCACACCAGCCACCGGCCGCCACGAGGTCCCCGCCGTTCAGGCGCCGCTGGTCCGCCGCGTGCATGAGCGCGGTGGATCCCTCGGGGGCCGAGGACGAGTCCTTCACGATCAGCTCATCCGGGAACGGCAGCTTGTACGACGCCACCAGACCGGTACCACCACCGGCCGTCTTCAGCCCGGTCGCGCGCCGCATGACGCCGTCCGTGATGTCCGAGAGGTTGACCACCTCACCGGGGCGGAAGCCGGGGACGTCCACGGACGCCGTGATCTCGATACCGTCCGGGACCTCGGGGGCCAGGTAGCGCGCCATCCCGGTGCCGGTGCCGGACTGCTTCGCGCGGACAGCCGCCAGGTTCAGCGACGTGCGGCGGACACCGGACGCGGTGACGACCTCGGTCGGTTCGATCACCTCGGGCGCGGCCGGCGCAGCCTCGGTCTCGGCAGCAGCTGCCACGTCCTCGGTGGCGGCCGGGTCACCCTCACCGGAAGCGGACACGTCCTCGGTGGCTTCGTCGCCGAACACGTCGGCGGTCAGAGCGTCGATCTCGGCAGCGGCGGCCTCGGCCGCAGCGGTGCGTGCCGCGCGCTCGTCCTTCAGCGTCTGGATGGACGCCTTCAGGGTGCGAAGGTTCGGCAGCGTCTGCGGGGTCACCACGGTTGTCTTCGAGACGGTCTGGAAGGACCGGACCGCTGCGGCCAGGTTACTGTCCAGGTCTTCGTCCGTCAGCGCGGTGACGTCCACCGGAAGTTCGTACATGTCAGCCATCGTGGCAGTCTCTTTCTCAAGTGAAAGGGACCCGGCCTAACGCCAGCAGCTATCGCACATGATAGCCGCTGGCGTGGACAGGTCCGGGCAGGTTGCTTAGACGCTCTGGCCAGGGGACAGGATGGTGGCCGAGGCGAAGCGCGCGGCCACGGTGTCGGCCGCGTCCGAGTTGGTGGTTTCGTAGACCTGACGTCCGCTCACCATGACTCGATAGGTGCCGGACGGGGCGGGTGTGCCGGTGCCGGTGGCACGGGCGCGGTTCTTCGAACAGGCGCAGGCCATCGCGTCAGTTCCCTTCTGTTCCGGTGGTGTCAGGGCCCATCGTACGGGCTTCCGCCAGCAGTGCTTCCAGCTCTGCCGCTTCGTCCCGCTTGCGCGCTTCCGCCTTCTCGGTGGCGGCCACCAGGGCTTCGGCCAGCCGGTCATAGTCGATGGACGCAGCCAGGTCCGCCGTAACGTCCAGCAGCGGCAGTTCCTCGGCCGCCTGGCGGGCTGTCTCGGTCTGGATGACCGCTTCCACCTCGGCCATGGTGGCGGACGCCGTCAGCGCCATCTGGGACCGCTCGACGACTGCCGAGGCGAGCAGCGGGGACGAGTGGCCGGGCACCGGCACGGCGAGCACCGCGCGCAGCTGCCAGTTTCCCGAAGGGCCCTTGCGCATGTGGTAACTCGGCTGCGTGGCCATGAAGACCGCGCGGTCCCACTCGGACAGCCACGGGGCCGCTGCGCCGCTGAACCACATGCCGCGCTCGTTCATGCCCACGGTGACGATGCCCGCCACGGTGCGGGTGTCGTCGAACTGGCACGCGGACGTCTCGCACTCGGCGCCGTCCCGGTGGTGCCCCGCGTTCATGGTGAACGCCCCGGCCTTCACGGTGGACCCGTCGTTCAGGGTGAAGCGCTGGCGCAGGAAGTGCGTGGTGTCGATGCGACCAAGACCGTCGATCGTGATCTTCTTCGCGAAGCCCGCGTGAGCTTCGCCGGCCTGCGCCACCCAGCCGAAGATCCGGCCGTTCGAGTAGTTGACACCGGGGCCGCCGGGCGGCAGTTCGTCCACGGTCGGTTCGGCGAACCACTCGGCCGGGAAGGCAGGCGCTTCCTTCAGCGTCTCAAAGGCACTGGCGATCAGGTCATCCATGTTCTGGTCCTCGGTTTCCTCGGTGTCGGACGCCACCATCCGGTCGTCCCCGTCCGCCAACCGGTCATCAGTCATGACGTGGTCGGCCCGGACCGAAGTGGTCCGGTCGGTGTAGAGACCCCGCGCCAGCCGGACCACTTCGCCACGCTGCGCCGCGCGGGCCAGGTGGCGGTGCACGGCGGTCAGCGGGACCTTCAGGAACTGCGCGACGCGTGCCGCACCAACAGGGGTGTTGCTGCGACGCACGTGGCGTAGCACGCGCTCGTAGTCGCTCGACTGGGACGCGGTCAGCGTCTCTTCCCCCACAGCCTCGGCCGAGGCGAACATCTCGGCGTCGTCCAGCACGATGCGCGCGTTGGCGTAGGCCGGAATGCTCACGAGCGTTGCACCACGGACGCGGCCACGCGTGATGCGGACCAGGTAGTCCCCGCTGCGCTGCTCGTCCACCACCACCCCGTCCGGTGCGTCCGGCTGTCCGGCCGCTGCGGTGAGCACCGAGGCCGGGACCTTCCCGTCCGCCGCAACGAGCATCGCAACGCGCTGCGACGCGATCACGGTGGACGTCCCGGACGCGGTCAGCGTCGGCTGAGTCTCGCCGTCCAGGGACCAGCCGCCATCCGGCAGCGGCATGACGGACGCCGTGATCAGCTTGGTGGTGAAGGCTTCGCCGCCCGTGGCGTCCACCATCTGAATGTCCACGTCGTCCAGGTCCACGCTGACGCCGAGCGGGGCACCCTGGGCAAGCAGCATCGCGGCTTCAGCCCCGGCCTGCTGTGTCAGGTACAGCACCCCTTCACCCGGGATCCGGTCGCCATCGCGGCCGATGGTGTGGATCGCGCCGGCCAGCTCTGCACCGTCGTGGCCGCCGCGCATCTCGTCCGCGTACTGAAGCGGCCACGACGGTGCAGAGC